CTGCCATTAACAATATGTCAAGTAGAACAAGAACGAAGGGTGCTGCCATAGGGGTTACCCACGACAACACCTTTACCAAGATCAATGGAGCTGACGGGTTTAAAACCCCGAGGAGTCCTTTTGGTATTTACTCAGCTGGTTCCTATGCAAATGGAAACCACTGGTCCATCGTTAATGAGGAATCGCGACAAACGATGACCGATTCTATATCGGGCCGTTCTCGTGATCATCACGCGGTAAGTCACGCCAAGCGGCGGATTCCACGCGTGGAGATCTCCTCACCTGTCTACAAGTACACTAACCCTGCCTATCCCTTTGGGACGGCGGAGGTTACCTGTGCAAGCGCGTTAGCTTACCACTTATCGAATCCCCTCAACATGTCGCATTGCGCGATATCTGACGGGACTCTGGTGGCGCGAGCGCGCGTACCGACGCTTGCAAAGCGTCAGTTAGACGGTCTTGTTGAACTATACGAGCTGAAGGACATTGTCGAAATGTTGGGTGAGATTGCCGCTTTCCTTATGGAAGTGCGGTTTCACTCAGATCGAGCCAATGGTGACAAAAGGACACGCTCACTTAAACATCATATAATTGATGAGTTTGCGTCTTCTCCGTCACATTTCCTGTCGTCGCTCGTTGGAGTTCATCTAGGGTACAAGTTTGCGATACAGCCACTATACAACATGGTGGCCCAAGTGAATGGGGCCCTTAAGTCTCTTGACAACCGTATGAAACAGATGAAAGAAACTTCGTTTGTTGTGCATGGATCCTACACGTCCGAGACGACTGAACTCGTTCAGTCCGATTGGACGCCGGAACCCAGTACTCTTGGCTTTTTCCAAACCAGGATCACTACGTCGAAAACCACTACAGCAACTTGGACTGAGTCTGCGTTAAGGAGACTCATACCTAACAAGTTGCCTGACCCATATACTCTTGCAAAAGAGCAGCTAATTGAGAACCTGGGTTTAAAACCGGGCCTCAAGGCGCTATGGGATGTGATTCCAAGGAGTTTCATTCTCGGTTGGTTCTTTCCGATCGGGGATTTCCTATCACAGCTGGACGGTACTTCACCGGACAGTCAGTGGTTTCAAACCCTTAACACCTACGGATCTGCAAAGATTCGTACTACTGGTACCACTACTGAGGAATTTGCACCCCTCAGTTCCGCCTACACGAGTGTGGAGACGAAAAGTGGCTCAGAAGTTAATCGTGCGGATTTCTCCTACACGACCTTCACCCGTAGCGAGCTGTTAGGTCCCTTGTGGACCCCAGCTACACCCTTTGTACCGCGCCCCCGCTTACCCTCATTTGGGAAGTGGAGCACGATTGCAGAGATGATCTTTCAGGGATCGTTTCAGTCCTTTAAGGTTAAAGGACCGTCCCTGGTTAATCAACAATAAACAACTGAGTCGAATTCGTTTGCGTATCTTACTTCACATCCTCGGATGGTTGACTACGAGTGTAGTCACGAGGTACGCGCGTCTTTTGCTCTTTATAGAAACAAAATAAGCACTATGCTAGCCGATACTTACACACTCAATGGAGTTGTGTTCACCAAACGCTCGAGTGATGAAGTCGGAGGCGCCCGTTATACGGACGGCTCCAGTCTTCTCAACTTGAAAACTCTGCGCATGAAATATGTGACAGACCGCAAAGGCGTGCAACGCATCCTGGTTGCCTTGTCAACCAATGTTGCAGACATGAGTGGGACCAAAATTGGTCACACCCGTCGATCGTACCTCAATGTCGTCCGTACCCCTGAGGATACGGACGCTACGTTGGCTGACGATCTCACCACGCTTGTAGCGACTACCACCAACACCACTCTGCGGAATTTGATTCTCGCAGGTACGGTTTAACCAACCGAGTGGTGCCTGGTTTAAAACGCACCCCTAGAAAGGGTGCTGGCATGACTTGTCCTCATACAGGGCAACCATGTGGAACGCAACGCTCTTGGAGCGTACGAGTGCTAGCACAAGCAAGGATTGTTTCACAGTTGTCACGATATATATCGCTAAAACTATGGATACAAATAATCGCCTCCGTGCTATTTGGCACGGGCTTACTCGTTGCGATCGCAACAAACAATTCGTCGTTAGCCAAGACCTTAACGGCTTTGACAAACGACTGGTTAACGAAGGTGCTGAATTCTACGCGAGAGCCTTAACGACTCTACGTACAGCATTACTTACAGGCCTTGAAACAGGCGTGTTCGTAATACCTGCTAACCTCTTTAAACAGAGGAAAGGAACTCGGCTCCCCACATGGCTGTATTTAGCATTTAGCGCCATCTTCACAGATGACGGATTAGTGCGGGATATTGTTAATGTGGATGCTGTGTCTTGCTTAAACCAGCTTTTGGCTGTTTTCGGCAAGATTGAGGGTGGACACACCAAATCTTCAGAGGCAACCTGTTTAGACAACTTCGTGAAAACGGAGTTGGAGGTTGCCCGCTGGAGCCGCATGCTAGATGATGTCGCTGATTATCAGCGTGGAGGTCTCGCCCACCCGGGCGAGAAAGGTAATGAAGGCGATAACGCTCTGCGTGATTTCCTTCAAACTTATCCTCAACGTTGTACCAGTAGCCAGTTTCTGTTTGCGGAGTACGGTATCGAATCCGATGCTGCGCTTACGTTAAGTGAAACTTGCTTTAAAATAGACATGGCACGCAAACTCGTAGCTAGGGTTCTCTGTGGGGTTGATCCCTCACAATTGGAGAGCCCGAAACACGGGTCAGGTAAGTCCGCTTGCAATACTCCAGTTCGCTGGCGGTATGGCAAGCCCAGATTCGTTGAAGCAATTCATCGAGTCTGGCCGTATGATGAGTATTTCTTCCTGTCTCCGGCGCATCTTTGTGATGTTATGCCGGGGCGTGAAGACGTACCAGGTTCTCCAGCCACTCATCAGTGGTTGGATTCCTTGGAATCATACATTCCGTGCGCGGAAGTCCTGCTCGTCCCTAAAGACGCGCGAGGTCCACGTTTAATTTCGTGCGAACCACGAGAAACAATGTGGATACAGCAGGGCGTCCTAACCAAAGTAGTACCTTGGTTGGAATCGCACCCCCTCACCCAGGGTCTCGTGAATTTCACGGATCAGTCGATCAACAAGTACCTAGCGTTTCTCGGTTCGATTAGCCGAGAATCCGCATCGCTAGATCTGAAGGATGCCAGTGATCGCGTATCTATGGGCCTCGTTAGGTGTCTCTTTCCCTTGAATTGGGTTGAGGCACTTGAGGCTTGTAGGTCTGCGACTACGAAACTTCCTGACGGTACACTTGTTGAGCTTAGCAAGCATGCCCCAATGGGATCAGCTTTATGCTTTCCCGTTATGGCCCTTGCTATCTGGGCATTACTCACTGCAACTACCAACACGTCCCAGGTTGCGAAAGCAATCAAGGACTCAGGACAACTACGGTTATCTCGCGAGAGATTTCAGTGGAGGAATCCTGTTTACGTGTATGGTGACGACATTATTGTGAGCTCGGTCTTCGCCGATGCCTCTATACGGGTGCTTGAAAGTGTTGGCCTCAAGGTCAACACCAACAAGTCTTTTGTACACAGTCTCTTTCGAGAGTCTTGTGGTGGTGAATACTACAATGGATGGGATGTTACTCCTGTCCGTTTACGAACGCTCCCTGACGATGATGTTCCATCCAGAATGAAGGTGATTGCTTTCCATAACAATTTGTTTGGAAGGTACCACTTTCAGCCTACATGGTTGTCTGAGTTGATTCACGATTGGTATCCAAACGTCCCCGAAAGGTCGTTTGGTACTGATTTTGGGAAGTGTGACGTGGAGTTTGTCTCTAAACGAGATACGCCCCGCATTCTACATCCCGGGTTTGCCTTATCGGCCACCCAGCTTCGTCCAGTTCAGAGCTCGTTGAGCTGTGTCTTGGACGTGCTTCAACCTGATAATCGCCACTTACCGCGACGATACCGCAAACGGTTTTGCCGTTACGAGTATCGATATCTCGCGGTGGTACCGGAGGGAGAAAATTACCCTACGGACCGCTGGAGTCAGGTGTTCCGTGCAGTGGTTAACCCACGGCATGTAACTAAACTCGGATGGGACGCGCTTTCGAAGCGCGTTGCATACAAGTATCGATGGGCACCGCTGCATTAGGACTTATCACCCTATTTTGCAGTGCGTGTGACTTCTTGGCTGCTATACAGAGCC